TTTTTGCTACTTGTTCATTTTGATATAAAGTATTTGGTAGTGGAGTAGGTTGTATAGGTTGAGGAGCTCCTTGGTCCATATCTACTTCTATTGCAACTCCCGGCTGTGCCCAGCGTTGCTCAAAGTCTTGCATATCTACAGAACCACTTGGTATTAAAATTTTTGTATTAGTACTTGTAGTAGCGTGAGCAATAATAAGAGAGCGTGTCTTATTTATGTATTCTTGTAAATCCTTTACCATACGAACATCGCTTACTGGGTAGGGTGTCCTATTGTGAATATTCATAAATAGAACGATGGGATAATGTTCGATAGGAAGAACTCTAGAGTACAGATATTTATTTCCCATTATAACGCACATTTTAATACGTTGTACTGGTACTGACACGCTCTCCATTAAACCTTCTTGAATTAGTTGAGAATAAGCTACTTCTTCAACTTCAGGCATTTCTGGTCCATCAACGCCTTCCATCTCAGCTTTTTGACGCTGTTGTTCAAATTCTTGAGTAATTTGTTCAAGAATCATTTTTGCTTTATTTTCATCAAGTATAACTTGACCATTTATACGTACAGCTATTCTTTGTTGAAACTCTGCATATGCCTCTTCATCAAATACTTCTTCAGTTTTGTTAATGTTATTCTTTAAGTGATAACGCTTTACCCATACCTTTTCATATCTTTCATACCCTCTTATATACTCATTGTTGTGTCCAAAGCCAACGTGAGTCTGGGTATTACTATCTTCTGGAAATGATATACCTTTATCATCTACTCTATCTGTAGTAGGTCTATCTGTATATAAATCTGATTCAGCATTTTTAATTGCTTCTTCATACATAGGGTACATACCCTGTGCCTGTTCTTTTGTAAACAATCTGCTTATTATAATATTTTCTGCATCATCACCCATTCTGTGTCTAGAGTTAGGGTCAATGTAAACATCTAGAGGGTCAACATCGTGTACACAGACTTCTCCTCTTCCATAATCTTTCAAGGGGTCAATATAGACGCACATAGCACCCATACCCATTGTATAGTAGTCGTCTATCACATTGCGGAGTGCTTGAGTCCCGTCAGATAGGTACCACATATATTCTAATAAACCATTGAAGACTTGTGCTACTTTATTATCGGAATCTTCTCTCGGTGATACTCTGAATTGCGGTCTACCTGAAGTGAGTAGTGCCTTTGCGGCTTCGACTGCTGGGTGGATACGATTAACTACTAGAGGTGCCTGACCCCTTTCGAGTAAAACACGTTGTTGTTCTGAAGACCATTGTCTTCCTAATCTAAATTCTGCGTCTTCTTGTGCGTGATTAGCCCAGACTTCTCTTTTACTTGAATAAGTTTTAAAAAGGTCGTGGGTTTCGTTTACAAGGTCATCATTAGATTTCTCTGAATCTTTTTCTTTGTAAGCCATCCCGTAAAAACTTACAAACTATAAAGTCATCCAGTCAAGTACTTTGTTTCTTTGCTTTCTATCTTCTGGATTAATGTATTCTTTTTGTCTTGAGGGCTTTGCTTTATCAAGTGCATAGTATATAGCATCGAGAATATCATCGTTTTTACCTCTAGGGTAAGATAAAAATTCTTGTTGTGCGTGTAAATCTTCTGGTCTAAAATAAAAATTACCTTTAGCGAGTGGGGCAACCAAGGACAACAATCGTTCGGATTTTCTTTGTCTTGGTTTTATGCCTTTTTCAAGTCCCGGTATATACAGGTTCTCTTCAAGCATCATCTTTCTTACGTTACTCCTCAGTGCCTCTTGGTAGCCCACAGTCTCAATAGTCATTCTTTTTGGATGATATTTTTTAAATACTTTAATAATTGCTTCAGGTTGGTATGCAGGGTCGATTTTATCTCGGAGTATATCCAATATATAAATATTACCACTAGCGTCAAGTGCAATAGTAGCAATAACAAAAAAGTCAGCCCTCCTAGATAAACTAGAAGCAGGGTCGATGCCACAATAGACGTTAACCGGTTTCTTAATGCTCTTTCCACCCGACTTGCCAATAAGGATGCTTTCTCCGTCATTATAGGAAAACTGGAAATGATGTAATTTAATGTATTGCGGTTTGAAGGGTGCATTGTCAGGACTCTGTGCCTCATTCATATATTCTTGGTAAAACCCGTTTAGGTTACCAACTGATTCAAATTCTTGTTTTATTGATTGTATTCTTTTTTCGGGGAATCTTTCTTCCCATATACTCTTTCCATCATCGCCATATATAGAATACCAAAGAACTTTCCATACAGGAGATTCTTTAGCCCAATATAAAAAACAATCTTCAGATATAACAGTGCCAATCATAACTATTCTACCATCATCAGATAATGAAGGTATAACAGCTTCAGTTATCCATTTTCTGTTTTTTGCCCTAGCCTCAGCAGTAGCGGCGTTAAGCTCTGACTCGTAGTCATCAACAATGATGAGATTAGGACGAGTGTCACCCTCGATAAACCCCCGTACACGCTGTCCAGTTCCCACAGCAATAATCCGTGCACCATTGGAAAGCAATATGTCATTATTCGTCCAACGCTTTGCAGTTTCTGGTCCATAGTCTCCAAACATCTCCTTAAAGTTTTGTGAATTAATTAAGTGATACTTAATTCTTGATAAAAAATTTATACTCTGCGATTGTGATTCAGATACGATTACAATAAAAAGGTCACTGGCAGAGGGCTTAAAAGCGATTCTATGAAGGGGTAGAATTAAGGAGGTCACTGTACTTTTCGCCGTTCCCCGAGGAGCGGCAATTAGTACACGCTTCTTCGCCTCATCTGCCAGATTTCTGTATATCTCGTGGTGAAATGGAGGAACTGCTTTTGCAATAGCGGTAGGAAACATTGTCCTACCAAAAAGACCAACGTTATTCTTTAACTTCTTTAGAGCCTGTTGTTCTGCATACTTTGCTTCGTAGTCGTCTACTTGGACAGTTTCCCTGATATCCATTGTCCGTACTTACCATATTTTTTCCAATAACCATTCGACCATAATCTACTATTTACTAATACTAATACTCCTGCGATAAATAATAATAATTCAATCATTTGTGACCTTCCTCTCTATTCTGTTTAATCTAAATATAGCACTAATCCATAATAACAAGTTAAGAAATATATATAATTCCCAACCCGGAAAGTGCTCTAACTCTACTAACGTGTGATAATAATTACTCATCATCTCCATTCTTTACCTCCTCAATAGGTATTTTAGTTGTTCTAGATGCAATTAACTTATCTTCCTCTGCATTGATATTATCAATCAGTTTCCTAGTTTGTGTTGCTTCTAGCTTATCAGTAACTGTTACTGTTTCTTTATCCTTCATTCCGTGTATTTCCATACCATCATTTACAAATCCACGAATACCACTGACATCTTCTTTCTTTAGTGCAATGTCTACTCCCTTCTTCATTAAGTCAATAAAGTAGTCTGCATCCAACATATTGTCAGTTAATAGTTTTTGAGCTTCATCTCTCTTCATTTTTTTAAAAACCTCCGTTCTCATATGACGCTTTAACTTACGTCTTTTACTTGCATTTACAGGACCAAACACTTGGTCAATAGCAACATCCCTATTTTCAGTTAAAGCCGCCCACATTGCTAAAGACTTATAATCCTCAGACTTAGTTTTTACGTCAAGCCACTTTTCACCAGTAAATGTATTATTAGCTACCCTGCCCCCACAACAAAACTTCTTATCAGGATACTTAGGATTCCACATAATATAACCAAAAGGCATCCTATAATAATAGGACATTCTTTTTTCCTTGTCCTGATAAGATTTCTTACTAATAATCTTTGCAACATAATTGTCATCGGTGAGTGCCCATTGCTTTGCATTAGCCTGTTGCCAATGTAAATAAGTAATATCCTTTGAATCAGCTTCATCTTTAGTATATACAGGGTATTCTGTAGGTCCGATGTCTTTATGATTTATAGTTATAACAAACACTTGCTCTTCCTATTGGAATATAACCCACTTTCTTAGTCTTTTTATCATTATATCCACCAAAATGGCTATTTCTTGGTAATTCTTGGTCTTTCCAACGTATTTTAGACCTACTTTTCTGGATTGTATTGATGTTAAATACATATATATGTGAATTTGTAGCAACTATGTAAAGAAACTCTTTATCATCTATGTCTGCGTGTCCTTTATTAGCCATATACTTATCCCATTCTATTAGACAAGTATCATAATGCTTATTACGAACTTTGATTTCTGCTATATAACGCTCTTCATCGGCATCATATGTACAGTATTCATCGGTCTTTACAAAATTAGACTGGGCTTCTTTGTTTATATACGAAATAACAAAGTCTTCTGTTACTTTAGAAGACCTAGGTACTTGAGTATTAGGGTTATGTAGTACCTCATCTTTAACATCTGTAGATGGAATACCATCCTTAGTATGTTTAGAAGACGCTTTGTAACTCTTGTATGCTTCTGTGACCTCATAGTATAACACTCCTCTCTTACGTTCAGCTTGGAATCCCGTGATGTTAGCACAGTTTTTCCATAATAAATCATAGTCGAGCTTATCATCACTCTTTATATACTGATGTATATCTACCACTTACGACAACCACCCCTTGTTTAAATCGTTAAGAACTAATAACAAATATTATTAAAATGTAAAACCGTTTACATCTAATAACAATAGCTATGATTTACTTTAAGTGGTTTCGTTTAAACTAAACGATATGAACAAGATAGGAGAATTTACTATTCTTCGTCTTTTCTACGTACTCTACTAGGGTTTACTATCCTAACATTCTCCCATATATTGTGTCTCCAACACCAGTTATCACCGTTACGTATGTCTATGTATTGATGGTTTGTACTGTCTTGGTCATATATAGTATCATATAATGAATAGTCCCCTTCAGAGATTGTAGGTTCATCTGCTATAAAGCTTACTGAAATACCTGAAATGATTAAAATTATTATAAAATTCATACGAAAAATTATATACAAAAACAATAAAAAACTATTTGAAAAATTGCTGTAGAATGGGAGTACGCACTTTACTAGTTGACCCACCCGCTTGGTTTTCACCCCGTGGGGGGTCCAGCACTGTTGAGACTCGTCCCTCCTCACAACAATGCCGTCCCTGTCCACGTTGCTCAACCACCTCGCTACTCACTCGGTCGCTGGTGTCCTGTCAACATCCCCTGTTAGTCTCTAGCTCTGCTAGATAATCAATAACAATTCTGTTATTGGTTTAAACCATAAAGGATAAATCATATGGCTAAAACATACTCAATTCATTCGGCATATAATGCTCAGGAATGGGAGCGTGATGAAGACGGCAAGGTCGTCATCGAAGATGGGAGACCCATCGTGGATAACAAAAGCAGGTACTATGACCGTAGGTCAGAGACTGCTCGTGTACCACATAGTATAGTTGTACTTCAGCCTGAAGACAACTTTGAAACAGACGGGGCTTTGCCCGAACTGTTAACTGCTAAGGCAATTCAAAATCTAAGTAAGCTCTTCGGTGACCTAGAGTTCTTAGAAGACACTGACTATCCTCTGAATTCTTCAGAAGATATATCACAAGGCGAAGCCATAGTGACACAGTCAGGTAATCCTTGCATCAAATACTACTATAAGTTCTTACGACCTAAAGCAGTAGAGATGTAGTCTTAATATATAGGGGTGGTGTATTCCGCCCTTATATTTTATCACACCTACAAGCAGGAATCGGCGAAGCGTACATTCCCTAATTCATTTAATCTAAGGCTCACAAACCTTCATAATTTAGCCTATGATAATTGTCCAAGGGACTCCGCATCCCATAACAAGAATGGGTACAGTTGCTCTTAATTACAGGACTCCGCAGTCTACAATAAGACACTGAATCAACAGCTATGCTGTATCCGTTCTTTACCGTTTAATAAGGAGTTTAATATGAAATGGTATCACGAACAGTACTTTAATAAGAATAGTAATCGAGTAACCTCAGAAGTTCATAAGTATAGTAATTTCTCCTATCTTTTTCATATCTTTTATTTTAAACGAAACTACTTAAAGTAAATCATAGCTATTGTTATTAGATGTAAACGGTTTTACATTTT